AAAGCAAGTCCTAGTAATGTTAATTCATCACAAGGCTTACTTGGAGATATAGCTTTGCTATTATCTCACGCTGAAGGTCATAGTGTCTATTATAATCTTTTAGGTTATTTAGATACTATTGGAAAGGAATGGAATACCCAACAATTCCTACAACGTCTTACAGACGCTATGGGAATTATTGAACAACTTCCTGAAGATTCTATATCTTTCAAGAAGTCTATGGTATCTCCATTTGGCCAGTTTGCTATCAAAAGAGAGGCTGCAGGAAAAATTAGAGTTTTTGCTCTAGTTGATTCCATTACACAAAGTGTGATGAAACCCCTGCACTTAGGATTATTTAAAATCTTAAGAAGTCTCCCTAATGATGGTACTTTTGATCAAGACGCTAGTGTAACTAGATGTTCATTAAAAGCCTTACAGCATAATCAAGCATTTTCGTTTGATTTGTCTGCGGCTACTGATCGTTTACCTGTAAGGTTAACCGCCTCGATTATTGAATCTATATTCAAGATCGAGGGTATCGGGAATGCATGACAAAAAGTCATGGTCGACAGAAATTTTTCTTTTAACAGATTTACTGCTAAAGAATTTAACATTTCTGACAACAATTTCCGATACTCTGTCGGTCAACCTATGGGGTGTCTTTCTTCTTGAGCCGGACTTGCTATTACGCATCACTGAGTGATGCAAATGGCGAGTTACCTTAATGGTAATAGATCCGGATGAGAAGAAAGATACGAAGTACTTGGAGATGACATTGTCATCTTTGATTCTTCTTTAGCAAAATGATACTTGCATATTATGAAAAACTTAGGTTTAGAAATTAATTTATCTAAATCTATTGTTAGTCCTAATAAGCCAGTATTTGAATTTGCTAAACGGACAGTAATAGGATCTGAATTAGTGAGTGGTTTTACTTACTCACAAATTCATTCAACTAACCTTTCTCTTTCTTCAAGAATAAACTCTGTTTATAATTGAATTAGATTGGGTTATTTGTCTAATCTTACGACTATTTCAACTATCTTAAATAATTTTAAGATAGTAGATAGTTTTAAGGATTTCTCCTTAATGGCATCTAGTTATATGTTACTAGGATTGAGTTGCAAGAACTCAATGCATAGCTTATTAATGAAAAGTCTCGTAGACCCTAATAAGGGTTGTTTATGAGACATAGATACTGAGAATTTCTCGGTACCTACTCGTTCATTAATAAATATATCTAGAGATTTGATTGAAACTGGTCAATCAGAGTTAAGCTTGTCTAAAGATGAAGATAGACAAGAATGAGTTGATGAATCTGACCACTTAATTGTGGCTGGAATTCTAGGTGAGGCTTTATACAAAGCTCGTAACCTTTCGAATAATTATTCGAAATCAATCCATTCCTGAGCTTCA